TCTTTTCCCCCAATCGTCGGCGCGATTCCCCCAAAAAACGCAATCTTTGCAATCCCCCATAATTAACCTCCCTCACGCTGCGTCTTTTTCGTCTTCGTTTTCCTTCAGGTGCTTTGCGATTTCGTACCAATTAACATCCGATAGGAAAGCTAAAGCATAGTCATGCGCCAGACCATTCGCGCCATCTAGCACAATTTCATGGGCAAAAGAGCGAACCGCCTCGCCAAGGCCAGCCAATGGCAAGCCTTCAAGGCCGATTTCTTGCAGGTCAACGCCGTCGAAAATTTCAAGGTTAACGCGCCATGTGGCGTAATTAGTCCAGCCATTGAAGGTGTTGTTTTCGTTTGTCATTGTCTTGCTCCGTTCGTGTGGGCTGCTGCCCTGTTGTTGATGTGATGACTATATGCCGATGCTAATTTATGGTCAAGCTTGTTTGTGCATAGCTGCTATGCAGATTTGCATGGGTCAATCATAAATGAATGCGCCAATCTCGTTTGACCATAGGTAAACCGCGATCAAGAAAAGCAATAGGCAGGTTATGGTCAAGGCCTCCTCGATGATCTGCCGAATCATTGCCGTGCATCCTTTATCTGTTTGTTGATCGAGATCGCCAGAGCTTCGAAGTCTTTGCGCATGTCTTCGATGGTTTCCAGACGCTCATAGAAGGCGGTTCGTGCGTTCGTTAGGACGTCTGACCCTTGCGTGTAAAAGTCTCTGCCGTTCGGCATAGCATTGCGGATGGCCATCTTTGTTTCGCTAAGGGCTGACATGATCGAACGGGTCTGGCTAAGCAGTTCAAGGCCGCTTGTGCCGTTTATGTTAATGATAGGCGTAACAAGATTTTTCATGGTTTCTTTCCTTTAAAGCATTGCGCGAATAGCATCGCGAGTGGATTCGATAGTGTCGAAGGTGCTGCTGCCGCCTTGTTCCGCGCGCTCGTAAAGCTTAAGCGCAGCGTCTTGCAGCACTGGGTCTGATATTACCATTACGGTCTGAAAGCCCTTGACCAGTTCAAGCTTGCGATCATCGCGTGGGACTTTGTAGGATGTTAAAATGCCGTTTGATGTGCCGGAAACCTTGGCGAGCTTAAAATCGGTATAAAAAGTCTTTTTCATTTTGATATCTGTCATTGACTTCTGAGTAGCGATAACAACCACCTGACCGCGCTTTGCCTTGTTCATTGTCTTGCTCCTTATGCTTCGATGACTTTAATGGCAAAAGCGATATCGCTCGCCAACGAATAGGAATGGATAACGTACCCAGCGCCATAACGCTTGCCACGATATGTTGTGAGGCCAGCCTTAAGGCGGGTTACATCAGTCATGCGTGGCCACATATAAACAGGCGTGTAATACCGAGGGTTGCCGTTGACGTCATTGTCGATACGGATGGCGCTTGCGAGGATGTCTTGTGCGGTCGTCGATGTCATTGTCTTGCTCCGTGTTCGTGTTGTTGATGTAATTACAGTATGATTTTTATTTTATATGGTCAAGCTTGTTTGTGCATAGCTGGGTTGCGTTTAATGCATGGGTCAAATCAATTTTATAACGGCGCGAAGCCCAGCGTGTGGAATCGCTATCTCGTAATGATGTAAAGCTTTACGCTCCATCAGATATGCAGGGTTAGAGCGAAAAGAGCGCAGCAGTCTGGCCGTTTTCTCGCGTTCGTCTTTTGTCGTGAAGCGATCATCGTCAGTGAAGAAAAACGTATATTTTGCTTTTGTCATTGTCTTGCTCCGTTGTTGTCCGTTTCAGTGATACTGTTATCTCATATGCTTAAGCTTATTGCAAGCGTGTTTGTGCATGTCTGATGTGCGTTTAATGCATAGCTATGCTAGATTAGCTATGTGGTTGATTCGCAACGATAAAAGGCGAGCGCAATGCAGTTCCTATGGTTTCTCGCGCACGATGATGGCAGCGTAACAATGAAATATCGGGGTGAGCCTGACGAATGGGACGAAGCAGTCAAAGCTAACGTTATCATGGCGGTTCGCGAACTGGTCGAAGGCATGACTGGCGAGGATATCAGCGAGATTGAGATTGTCGAGACTGAGGATCTGCCGGAAAGCGTGGCGAATATCGTGCCGTTCAAGCCAAAAACAGTGTGATAGGTGTTCAACGGACTGCTGCAGGACTTCGAGGCTGCGCGATGGTCTGTTATGACAACATTGTTTTTCCGGCCAGTAAACCTCTGGCGAGCACCAAGACGGGCTTCCAATGACTGATACAGATAAGACAGCCAACACCAACAACAAAGCTTCCAGTGCCTCTAACAAGGGGGACAAGACAAAGGCAAAGACAGTCAGGGCCAACACTGCAAAGGATGCCGCGCTAATGCCTGTAAGCGAATGGCCAGACCAGCCAAAGAAGAAGATGGGTCGTCCGACAATGTATAGCGAGCAGATGCGCGACGATATTTGCGTGCAGCTATGCAATGGCATAACAATGGCCAAGATATGTCAACAAGCTGGCATGCCTAGCTTCGATACAGTTTGGAAGTGGACAATGCGCCATCCCGACTTTGCGGAAGCTACCGCGCGCGCACGCGAAATTGGCACGCATTATCTGGCTGACGACTGCATAGCTATTGCCGACAACCCTGAGCTTGACCCGGCAGACAAGCGCATCATGATCGACACGCGCGTGAGGCTAATTGGTAAATGGAATCAATACTATAGCGACAAGCAGCAGGTGCAGGTTAGTGGCAAGATTGATGTCACGCCTGTTGATATTGGCCAGCTTGATTTCGACCAGCGTGAAGCTCTGGCTAGCATGCTAGAGCAGGTTGCGCTTCCATCTCCTGATCAAGACGACCTTTAAGCACAAGCATAAATGCCCTTTTGACCCCATAGCGGATAGAAGCCACAGAGAAGGCCACACAGCGCGTTTATGCTTAAGCTAGGGAATCGTCCATGCCATGTAAGACTTTGCCGCTGTTGACGTTTTCACGTTTTGTTCTCATCCTATTATAGGACTAAAAGCTTAAGCATAGGCATTTTATGCTAATGCTTGACTGCCTTATGGTCATGCTTAAATGCCCTATGGTCAAGCTTAAACGCGCTTATATGCTCGTGCTTCCGTTACTGTATGGTCAAGCTTGGATCACCTATGGTCAAGCTTCCGTTGCAGTATGGTCAAGCTTCCCAATGGTCAAGCTTACCAATGGTTATGCTTAAGCTTCCGTTGCAGTATGGTCAAGCTTACGTTGCAGCAGCGTCAGCGTTCTGCGTCTGTTCACCTTTTGTTCTCGTAGGGGTCTCGTCGAGGAACGCAACAGGAACAAACCGTGAACAAAACAGGAACAGGGGAGAACAAACCGTGAACAAGAGGGGTGGGGTGGGGTGGTGGCCACCCCCCGCTAATAGGCGACGCCCCGTGTCTGGATCCCCGCACCACTCACAGACATACCCCAAAACGCCCCAAACCAACCTTAACCATAAACCCTACACATGACCCCTACCATAACCATAACCATACCCTGCACACACGGCTATTGACTGGCCCACTGCTGGCTGGTATTACGTCCCTGTCCTGCAAAGGCATTTTGCTAATCCGCTGTTAGCTCTGGCGTGTTTCTGCGCTTGCATCTTGCCAGAGTATGTACTGGCCCTGACTGGTTTGTGTTCTGGCTTGGCTTGCGGCCTGTCCGCTTTGTTAAACACAATGCTGCTATGCTGTACGGGGGCATAGCTTAAGACAATGGTAGTGCACGGGTGTGCGCTAACCATAGCCCGTACTTTCTCCCTTGTGTTGATTCCGTGCAAGGCAAAGCTGAGAGCCGTATTTTGTAATGGCAACGGACACCATTCATTTTTATGTTCAAGGGGGTGGGGGGGGTATAGCCTATTAGGTTTTTGCCCTGTAAAAGTTATCCATCGGCTATGGGACTCCTATTGACAACTACCCACTTTACACCTTATGTAAATATTATTGAGTTTCGCGACGAGAGGGAACCTCCCTGCATCCGAGGCGGCAACGGGCAAGCGTTCAAAGGCGCTACAAGGTTAGGTTCGGTTTTCTCGTCGCGAGCATCTGATGGTGTAGCCGTGAAACCTAACAAGCCGCCACTAACATTATGGAGACGGACATGAACGATATCATAAAACGGTTGAGGACGCTGGATTTTATATATTATCCAAATGATGCCGGGGACATTGCACTGGAAGCAGCTAATGAGATTGAACGGCTGCGGGAAGCGTTGCGGCTCATGCCAAAAACAATTACCGATGCCGCCGACGAGATTGAGCGGTTGCGGGCGGAAAATGAACAGTTGCGTAAAGATTATGCGCTGGCGTGGGAAAATCACCTTTTGCACGAACAGATATTTGTTCTAACAGAAGCAAAAATTAAACGGTTACGGGACACATTGAGTGATGTGAATAAGGGCATCAATCAATGGCTACCCGCAGAATCCATGATTACACGAGCACTGTTAGAACGCATCAACACCGCATTGGAAGGACCACAAGCATGACCGTAGACCTTAAAGAACACATGAAGAAAAAGACGCAGCAAAAACATATCAAAGCTTACGATGCTATGGCAAAGGCTATGGATGGATTGACCATTGGAACAGTTTTGCACATCACTGCATCGTTTGTTTCTAGCATTCTTGCCAATATGGACCCAGCTTCCCGTGCCGACGCTGCTATGCGGTTTTATACCATAATCGCGACAGACAAAGAGGATAAACCTCAATGACAGTATCGCGCCGCAAGTTTATTACGGGACTTGTCGCACTCGTAGCAGCGCCAGCCGTCATTCGTATGTCTGGCGTGATGCCTATCAATGCCGCACAAGCTACGCCATTCGTTACCGTGTCAGGGGTAGACCTGTCAGGCCAGCCAGTGATTTACAAGTTGTGGGAGCCAACCAACGTTAACTTGTTTGCTGGCACTGCTGAATTTAGAAATATGGCAGCAGTTCATTCGTGGACCTATGTAACACATCCAACCTTGCTATCATCCTTTGAGCGAGACGGTTATCGCATGAACGCAGATAATCGCACAGTGGATCAAATCATTGCAGATCGTCTCAAAAGGAAAAGCGGCGCAGAAAAAGCGTGGCGTGAATCCATTGTGTGGGATCAGCCAGTTATAAAACGTGAATCTTGCATTACTAACACACAATTTAACGAAGATGGCCCAATCAAAAAACCGTGGGAAATGCCATGACCGAAGATAAATCATTTGTGCTGGAATACTACATCCCAGACCACCCCTCTGTAAAAGAGGACAAAGCAAATATTGTGCCAGAAAACAGGCAAATAATGATTGAATCTCATATCCAATGGGAGGAGATGATTAAAAATCATTATACAAGAATGAGAAACAGTGATCGCTTTAGCGAATTTCCCGAAGATATACAGCTTGAAGTTATCGAACGGCTATCTTATATTGAACGAATCGAAGCGAAGGTAAAAGGCAATGGTACGGAAACTGACAAACAGAGCTAGTAAGGGCGACGTAGGCATTGGCAGCAGTATGGACCCTAACTACAGGGTCATGCTTGTGACTGCTAAACAGCAGAAAAAAAATCAACGGATCAGTGACACGCTTAATGGCGTTAGAAAGCCAGTGTCATTGCCAAAATTTTCATGGGATAAATGATCGTGGCGAGAGAAATAGGCAAACACGCTGGCAAATGGACGCCAGAGAGGGTCAAGGAAGCTCAAGACATGCTGTTTGCGGGTATGTCCCTGACCAAAGCAGCACAAGTTATGGGCATCACCCGTAAAGCTTTGACGGACGCTCTGGTGAGACACAACGCAATGCCGAGGAGGGCATGGATATGATTAGCCTATCGACCGCTCAAACCATCGACCGCTCGATCACGCTGTACTCGGTGTTCAATCAGCACCAGAACCCAGCGATCCCGTACGAGCTTCTCACGCGAGCGCAAAAGCGGGGCTGGGAAGCCGTCGCCGAGTTCATGGCCGCAGACCGTGCCGAGATCAGCATGCTGGAGGGCATCAACACCGAGCTGCGTGGCCGCTTGTGGAACATCATGTTTCAATGCGCCGACCAACTCGGCGTTAACATCGAAGTGGATCGTTACTGATGAACCGATTGGCAAAGATATTGTGGGAAGCTTGGGAAAACCAGTTCAGGAAGGGCAGCGATCTCCCTGCCTTAGATTGGGATTATATCCCGCCTGAGATCCAAGCCTGCTGGGTCGCCGTGGCTGCGGCATGTCAGCAGCGTGAGGATTGGCAAGCTATCAATACCGCACCGAAGGACAAAAAACCCGTAATGGTGTTTGACAAAAACCACGACGACGGAAAAATGGCCGTAGCCGTTTGGGAAAACGACGAGCATTACATTATCGAAGAACAATCGATCCCGATTGGCATCTTCCCCACCCATTGGATGAAATTACCGGAGGAACCAAAATGACTGAATGGCAACCAATAGAAACCTGCCCTAAAGATGAATGGGTATTAGTTTGTGAACCCGGCTGTCATCTTATGGTTGCCAAATGGATTTACGCAGACCAATGGCAATATGCTCAAATTGATGATCCTAAATTTTATTTAAGTTGCCGTCCTACCCATTGGATGCACCTGCCAGATTGGATGCACCTGCCAGAATTACCGGAGTCACCGAAATGAAATGGAAATCAATTGAAACCGCGCCGAAGGATACGGAGGTTCTTTTGTATTTAAAGGGAGGTGGAATCGTAATTGGTCAAGGTTGGCACACTTACGACGAACCTTCATATGGTGAGCCATCAAAAGAGTTGTATTGGTGGGTTGAACAAAGAGGTGGCGTTCACCCTACTCACTGGATGCCACTACCGGAGCCGCCAAAATGAAAAAAACCAAGTTTACGGGATTTAAAAGGTCAGCACCCAGATGGGGCGCGGAAGGATTTTCACAATAAAACCCTTCTGGAAGTACGACAGGCTGAAAATGATTACAGGAATAACAATCAACGCAAAGGCAACGGGAGAAATAAATGAGATGGCATACATATGAACATGATAACTTCATCGGCATTTGGCCTGATGAAGGGGTTGGAAATAGCGGGGGCTATGCACCGATGGCGAAGGTTGTCGGTGATAAACGGTGGGTAACGGATGAAAAACGCAAGGAAATTGCTGAATTGATGGCATCCGCCCCTAAATTGAAGGAAGAAAACGAACGGTTATGGGAAAATCTATCATGGGCAATTGGAATATTAGAACAATTGCCTGTGGTTCATAAAAATGAAGAAAGTCGTGTAATTTTTGTTGAATCCATTCAGAAGTTAAAATCCGCACTGAAGGAGAGCGAGTGATGTATATCGTAAAGAGCCGCGCACCAGAACTTGTTGTTGAATTACTGGAAAGTGCGGTAGAAAATAAGGACAAAACTATACGACAGGCCAAAGAGGCTTTGGAGATGTGGGTTAAATTCTGGAACGCTGACAACGATGAAAACTCATTGGAGCCGCTATTGGCAAGAACCATTAAAAAGAAGGAACGCAAGATGAACGTATTGATGCCTAACCAAATTATCATTGCATTGCGCAACCAAGCCCAAGATTGCGAAGATTCGGAACGAGACCCTGTAACGGGCATTTCGACATGGCCAAAAGAAACTACGCTTCAATGGCAAGCAGCAGACTTGATTGAAGAAAGAAAGCGCGAGATTGATACATATGAGGACGTTGTAGATCAGGTGCGGGCAGCAGTTTTTGATCTGCGAGCGATTTTAGGGTACAAAAACGATGATTTGGAAATCTAAACACCCGCATTTGTGATTCATTTGTTGGCGTGTTAATTGCTAGACATGGCATTAGATATCCAAAACCTGACAGAAGGCCAGCGGCGCGAACTCGTTCGCCAGTTAAAGGCTAAAAATTACGAGGAAAGCCTTTATGACTTTACTGTCAGGGCTTGGCGTGAGGTTGATTCTGCGCCGTTTGCTCATGGTGGTTTTGCTTTGCAAGCTATTTGCGAGCATCTACAAGCTTGTTGCGATGGTTATATTAGGAATTTAATCATAAATGTTCCGCCACGATTTTCAAAATCAACCATTACTGGGACTATGTTCCCAGCTTGGGTGTGGGCGCAAGAATTAAAAAGCCCGACATCCGGGCCGGGCATGCAATTCCTTCACTCTTCATACGCCATGAACTTGTCTATTCAGGATTCGGTTAAATGCCGCCGCCTGATCGAAAGCAAGTGGTATCAAACGTTGTGGGGCGAAAGATTTAAGCTTGTAGGCGATCAAAATACAAAAACGCGTTTTCAAAACGACCAGAATGGCATTCGAAATACAGTGTCGGTGGGATCGGCAACGACTGGTTTGGGCGGCAACTACCTCATGGCCGACGATCCGAACAATGCTCAGGAAGCCAATTCGGAAGCGATCATTGCCTCAACCATCGAATGGTGGGACATGGCATGGTCAACCCGTTTGAACGATCCGAAGAAGGGCGTAAAAATCGTCATTCAGCAGCGTCTATCGGAGCAGGATATTACAGGTCATATTCTGTCGAAGGACGTAGGCGAGTGGACGCATTTGTGCTTGCCAATGCGTTTTGAACCAGCGCGTCGCACTTACAATGTTCTCGTTCCGGCGGAGTTTAACGATGGCGAGGCGGTTATCTGGACTGATCCGCGCGAATCAGAGAATCAACTTTTGTGGCCGGAACGTTTTGGCGAGCAAGAAGTTACCTTGCTTGAAAAGACATTAGGGCCATATGCGACTGCCGGACAGCTTCAACAGCGACCAGAACCTGCGGGTGGTGGTATTTTGAAGCGTGAATGGTGGGGTGAGTGGACGAAAGAAAAGTACCCGCACAACCTTGAGATCGTTATTGCGTCGATTGATACGGCATTTGGCGCAAAAGAATTTGAAGGCGATTTTTCGGCTTGCACGATTTGGGGCGTTTATCGCGATTCTGGCCCGACAACGGGCATCGTGGGTGGCGATATGGGCGGTAGCTGGCAGCGTATTTCCGCCGAAGATCGCGAAGCCGACGTTCCAAAGGCCATTTTGATGCATGCTTGGCAAGGCAGAATGGAACTTCACGAGCTTGTGCAGAAGATTGCTGCATCTGCGAAGGAGTGGAAGATTGATATGCTCCTGATTGAAAACAAAGCATCGGGTATATCCGTCAGCCAAGAGCTACGGCGTCTATTTGGCGCGGAGAGCTATGGCGTTCGGCTTATCGACCCCAAAGGTTTAGATAAAGTCGCACGTACCTATTCAATTCAGCATCTGTTCTCTGAAGGCATGATTGTAGCCCCTACAGACCCCGCTGGCGACGTTTTCCGCGTTTGGGCTGAAATGGTAGTGGCTCAATGCGCAACGTTCCCAAAAGGCAAACATGACGATTTGCACGACACGGTAACGCAAGCATTGAATTGGCTACGTTCGACCGGAATGCTACAACGCGGCGCAGAACGCACGGCAGAGCTTGCCAGCATGAATCAATGGGTGGGGAACAAGGATAGCATGCCCTTGTACCCAGTCTGATTACACTGTATGTAAACCATCAGCAGCAATGGAGGAATTGATGTCAAAATACACATGGATGATTGAGTTAAATAAATATGACCCTATTGGAATTGATCATCTGGTCATCAAGGCAGACAGTTGTGTCGCTGTTGACGGCATGGTTTCTTTTTTCCGCAATGAGAAAAATCAAGAAGATAGCATATGGGATAACAACTATATGGTGGCGATGCTCCCGTCAGATCGTGTCATGTCCGTTGAATTGTTAGACAATGAGACTGGCGAGCCTATTGGGTTTATCCCGAATGATTGATAACCCGCACTTAAAAACACCGGAGCAAATGGCTCAAATCGTATGCCCAATGGGTGTCGGGCAGGGTACGCCGGGCCGCTTTGTCCGCGTTGGCAACGTAGAAGTAGGGCGTCCCTGCATTGCAGACAAGTGCGCTGCGTGGCGTTGGAATCGCCAATGGGAAGAAACCACTGAATCTGAAGAATTGCCAGCGGTCGGCTACAGTGAAACGCGTGGATATTGCGGAATGATTGGCGCGTGACAAAACCAAAAGAATTGAAAACTATTGATACGGTCGTCGCCAAGGATTTAGGCGGCGGCTACATAAAGATAACCGCAGTTGTCGGAACAAAGCTGCATGAATTGCGCGTAAAAAGATCAGTTGCTGTGGGTATAATCGGCCAGTTAGCACAAGCACTTGACGGCAACTTGCATACTATGTAAATGCTTAAGCGTATTAGGACTGGGAACTTCCGATACGTTGCGTATCACCTAGTAGATGATTACCACCAAATGGGGTGGATGATCGTGGCACATCTTGGCGCAACTCATGGGGAATATTCTGTTCTTATGTGGCGATGCGATTGCAAGGAGTAGGCCATGATGTGGAATCACCGTGTCGTAAAGTATGAAACCCGCAATTTGTTTGGCGATCCCGATGTTGGGTATGCCATTCACGAGGTTTTTTATGATCAAGATGGTAATGTTAATGGCATGACATCCAATGCTGTAGCCCCGTGGGGTGATACAAAGGATGAATTGAGGCATGATTTGCTTCGTATGCTTGAAGCATTAAACAAGCCAGACCTTGATTTAACTGAACAAGACGATTAATCGCGTTTGCGAATTAAACGTAATTGCCATATAATGCGCGGAACTCCAATAGGATACCGCAAATGGCACTGACGCCCGGTCTCGTTCCAGCCAATCTTCGTCTGGATCAAAATCAACCAAATGATAACCTTGACGAAGGGCAGGATACTGTTGTCGTCATGGATGCTGACGAGGATGCCGATCTTCCCGAACTCGACGCCAGCGGTAATGTACTCCGTATTGACCACGGTGACGGCTCTATAAGCGTTTCGCTTGACGGTCGGCCTATTCAATCGGCTAAAAAGAGCAAAAACGGAGGCTGGTATGAGAATCTGGCTGACGATATTGGCGAGAGTGAACTGTCAACGATTGCTGAAAAGCTAATCAAGGGCATTGAAGAAGATATTGAAAGCCGAAAAGAGTGGATTGAAGATCGTGCGCAAGGTTTACGCCTACTTGGCCTCAAAATTGAAATCCCCGGCCAGCAAGGAACGGCAGACGGCGCACCCGTTGAGGGTATGTCACGCATTCGGCATCCGCTCTTGCTCGAAGCTGTGCTACGATTTCAAGCAAACGCGCGGTCAGAACTACTGCCCACGGATGGACCTGTAAAGGTTCGCGTTGATGGCAATCAGGATTCGCCTGATGTCGATCAAATGGCAGAGTATTTGGAGCGCGATTTTAACCATTATCTGACCGCAGTAGCCAAAGAGTACTATCCTGACACGGATAAGATGCTGTTTATGCTTGGCTTTGGTGGGTCATCGTTCAAAAAGGTTTATTTTTGCCCACTTCGTAACCGCCCAGTGTCGGAAACGGTCGATGCAGACGATCTGATCGTCAACAATGAAGCTACAGACCTATCAAATGCGCGTCGCATCACGCATAAGATTTCCATGCGGCCATCTGTGGTCAAACGGATGCAGATTATTGGCGCATATCGCGATGTTGATCTGGGGCAAGCCAAAGAAAAAGAGCTTAATGCCGTTCAACTTGAAAAAAATGCGATTGGTGGCGTCGAAGGTGACGTGAAAGACGTCGAAGATCGTGATCGCGAGATTTATGAGTGCTATTGTGAACTGGATATCCCCGGTTTTGAGCATAAGATTGATGGCGAGGAAACGGGTCTTGAAGTCCCATACCGCGTAACCATCGACGTATCGTCCAAAAAAGTTCTCAATATCGTTCGGAATTACAAGGAAGAAGATCAGGACTTGCCTGAAGCCCTCGTTCACTTTGTAAAGTTTGATTTTGTGCCGGGTTTGAAGTTCTACGGCATGGGATTGCTGCATATTCTTGGCAATACGACCAATGCATTGACCGCAGTGTGGCGCGAGCTTCTTGATGCGGGTATGTATGCCAATTTCCCCGGCTTCTTGTACGCAAAAACCAGCGGACGTCAGAATAGTAACATTTTCCGCGTTCCTCCGGGCGGCGGCGCACAGATTGACACGGCTGGTATGTCGATTCAGCAGTCAGTTATGCCATTGCCATACAAAGAACCGTCAGGTGCGCTTCAGGCATTAGCCGAAAGTATTAGTCAATACGGTCAGCGCGTTGGCGGCACATCCGAATTGCAAGTTGGCGAGGGTAAGCAGGACGCTCCGGTCGGGACGACGCTTGCAATCATTGAACAAGCGCAGAAAGTGCTTAACAGCGTTCACAAGCGGCTTCATTCGGCTCAGGCTGACGAGTTCCAGCTTCTTGCGGAGTGTTTCCGTGAGCATCCAAAATCATTCTGGCAGCGCAACAAGCGTCCGGCGACTAAATGGGATGAACAGACGTTCATTTCGGCGCTCAGCAATTATGAACTTGTCCCACAGGCCGATCCTAACACGGCAAGCCACATCCAGCGCGTCATGAAAGTCACGGCACTGATCCAATTGGCTCAGCAAGCACCTGACTTGTACAATCTTGACGCGGTGAATCGTGAGGCATTGTTGACCCTTGGCTGGGCTAACCCTGCCTCGTTGCTGCGTGACACGGTTAACCAACCCACTCCGCCTGACCCACAGGCTATGGCCGCACAGACCGCCGCACAGGCCGCTATGATCACGGCTCAGTCGAAAATGACTGAAGCGCAGGTCAAGGTGCAGGAAATGCAGAGCAAGACGGGCGGCACTCAAAGTCTCACGCCACAGGATCAGGTCAAAATGGCCGAAATCCAGCAGAAAAACATTGATGCTCAGCTTGATGCCACGAATCGCAAACGTGATCGCGAAAGCCGTGAGCGTTTGGCTGCAATCAAGTTTGCTGAAGAGATGGCTGCTAACCCACAAGGGCTTGGCGTTGCGCGGCAATTGATTGACCCTAGCATGCTTCAGCGGCTAGAGGGCGACGAGCCAGAGATGGAAACTAGCCCTGACGGCACAATTAAGTAGGTGAATTATGGATAATGAATTGACCCAACCATTGGGGGAGTTGTCTCCGCTTTATTCTCTTGGTACAGAGTTTATTAAGCAGCGTGGCAGCACGGGTCATTCTGTTACAGACGATGAAACTAATGCTTTGCGTCTTGCGACACAAACGTTACAACAGCCTACACCAGAAATAACACCTTCAATTAATAAGGAATCCAATTATGCAACGTCTCAAAATGGACCGTTCTACCGAGTCTCGCCAAAAAGTTCTGGCGGAAATAGACAGTTTTCTTCAACAAATGAAGAGCAAATATGGCCAGCCTCTCCCGCTGACGCAAACGGGTCAGGACCGATTAGATACGGAGATACACAATATGATAAGACAACGTACAAACCCTATAAGGTAATGCCATCTGAAGAACAAAATATTCCTCTTCAGTCTGCGCAAACATATGTTAGTTCTCGTGGGTTGCCCCAAATATCTCAACCAAACATGCCATCCTCGTCTTTGTCAAAACAAAGCGCGATTGGGCGCACATATGCTTTAGCTGCGGAAGATAATCCAGAATATAAAAACATTATTTTTAATGCGTATGCTCGGAGCATGCCCGAAGTAATTAAACAATCTGGAGCATCAAATTATGATGAATTGCTTCAATCTGCTTATCAACAGATGGCAAAAGAAACTTCTGACCAATTCCAAGCATTGCCTTTAAGGTATTCGTATCATCAAAATGGTGAAGGTAACTATGTAGATAGCCCTAATATGTTGCACGATTTGCATGACAATGGTCATCTTTTTGTGTTTCAAGGTGGGGACAAACACGATTTTTTACATAATATTGATCCTGAAACAGGCTTAAATGAGAACGAAAAATTTAGAGCAGTTCATGATGCTTTCGGGCATGGAATATTTGGGAACACTTTTGGACCAGAAGGGGAAGAACGCGCATGGAGTGTGCATTCTCAAATGTACTCTCCTTTGGCGCAATTAGCGATGACCGCTGAAACAAGAGGACAAAATAGTTTTGTAAATTATACCCCTGCCAATGTTGATATTAAAGAAAGAATTTATGAAATTGAAAAACAAATGGCTGATGTCAAAAGATTTGGCACGCCTAGTGAAATGGAAAAATTAAAAGATTTGAAAAAAGATGCTTATAATCAATTTAATTTTGCCCCTAACAAAGCAGTGTTATTGCCGCCTGAATATTTAAGCACTTCTTATAACGGAGGTATTCCAGAATATTTACAACCTTTAATTACACCTGAACAGGGGACAACTCTTTCATCCTCATTAACTCATTATAGTTCTAATCCGTCACTTACTATGACTGACCCTTCAAAATATGGGACTGGGTTACGCGGAGATGAAAGAAATAGAGTTTTGGCGGGGGGTATTAAAGATAGGACATATTTTTATTTAGGCGAACCCAACTCAATTACTCCTGAGCCGGGCCTTGGTGCATCAAGATATGGTGCGCAAGGAGAAAATTTATATGATGCATCATCCGACCCAGCAAAACTTTATCGTTTAGCTAAAATGTCGAATGTTTCATCACCATTATCAAATTTTAATCCTAATTCTGTGCCACATGAACAAATAATGAATGATGTTGAGCGCCTAGCAAAAGAATATGGGTATTCTGGCGTAGCGCATCCTGATCATGCTAACCCGATGGCGATTATGTTTAATCCTACTCCTGTACAACGACAAAATACAGGTGGAGCTATTGAAGATCATGCTATGGATTTAATTCGCAAACATTTAGACCACGAGGATCACCATGCTGCCTAAAAGCACAAGAGACGCACTTCGCCTTGCGCAAGAACTAGGCCGTGGTAATGACACGATCCTTGCTCATATTAACCCTCGTGAAGCTGCTATGCTGAAGAAGCGTGGTGGCTCTGGCAAGATTAACCCACATACGGGCTTGCTAGAGTTCGATGATACAGGTGATGGCGGTGGCGATAACCCTCGCGCTGATAGCGTATCGCAATCCGAACAGCGTTCTTCGGATGAAGCCGCACGTCAGGATAGCCAGCAAGGCTCGCCAGATACAGGTAATTATGGTGGCGCATCGACGAATTTAGTCGGCGGGAACAGCGGACTTTTTGCTGTAGCCGATGCATCTGCCGCAATGCAGAACCAACTCAATGCTTTGGCTCAACAAAGCAAAACTGATGTGTTTAATTCGCAGACAAGCACGCCGAATCAATCCCCAGACCTTTCAACGTATTCATTTGTAAATCCTAGAATAGCGGCTGGGTTAAGCGATTCTGCTCCATTAGGGAGTGGGCTTTCTGCTCGGCTGGCACAAGCTGCTGGTGCTGGAGATGTTACTAATAACCCATTAGGATATAATACGGCTGCACAGGCCATACAAAAAGAAGCTCTTAATCAAATGCAAGCTCAGCAACAAGCTGAGTTTAATTCTCCTATTTCGGATGGCACACCCAACAATCCTATTCGGGTAGGTGGAACGCCGAACACTGGGGTTGCTGGTTCTTCCGCAGATCAATCGTTGGCGAGTATTTTAGGTCAGAACCTTGCCCCTACCACTCTTGCTTACTCTCCCCCAGTGCAAGCACCTATGGGTGGGGATGTATCAATTCCAACGCCTATCCCACGTCCTGATCAGCAAAACTGGAACACTCCAGCACCTGCGACTGTCGCGACCACTCCGGTAGCTACGCAGCCTTCCACTGTTGCTCAATCGCCAGATAACGTGCCATTACCGCCCGTTAATCCTGATCAGCCTATTGCGACACAAACACCTCCAAAAACTATATTGGGAGCGATCCTCGGCGGTTTAACTGGCAATGGTCAAACGACATCGACCGATTCCACGCAAAATTCGTTAGGCTCAATATTCAAAGATACTTCGCCTGAAGGTCTGGCAAAACAACAGGCGGTGCAGGAAAAGATTGACAATGGCATTTCGTTGAATACGCAAGACGTGCAGAACATGTCGCAAGCGCAATATGACGCTGCGTATAAAGCTGGCTTGCTGACTGCGGGTGTACCTACGGGGAATACGCTATCGGATTTGTTAAGCGGTAAGCTTGGCAATACGGTATATCGTGATCCGACAAGTGACCTTGGACAGCGTGGCAATCTGGGCGGCAATCAGGGCGTTAACGCGGCGGCTACTGGCTATGGGCCTAAACACCCCAATGTTCCTGTACCGTCGGCTGCTTATCCTGCTGCGCAATATGTAACGCCGCAAAACTATGGTTATCAAAACCTCGGCTCAACAGACTACACCTATGGCAATAACATCAATTGGAACATGTCGCCGGGCTACACTGCCGCCGCCAATGGTGGAAAGATTAACAATAACAACGCCATCGCTAATGCACTTCGTATGCTTACTGGTGAGAACAAATCGTGATCAAATGTTGTGCCAATGGAAAAAATAGGATAATATTCAACTACAGCAACTGCGTTGCCGCAGCTATGGAGCAAGTTTATGCATGAATATCTTAAAGCTGCCCGTGACGGAGCGGCAAAGCGGTTAAAGGACATTGAGTCCGGTGAGCCACACACGGAGGTTGATTCGTCCACATGGACGCCACCTGCAATGGAAAATGCTGGCAAGAAGACGGGCATGCGTCCTGTTAGCCCACGCCAGTATAAGTCCGGTGGCAAAGTTCATGGCGATATGTCGAAGAAACGCGCTGACCGTAAAGCCCGTAAGTCGGGTGGTCGCGCACTGACGGTCGATTCGCTTATTAATCGCGACGCTAAGGAAGCCAACTTCCAGCGCGACGGTGTTAAGCACATCGGCGGCATGAAGAAGGGCGGCAAGGTTAAGCGCGAACATCACGCTGATGGCGATCCCGTTGGTTCGCAAGACCAGATTGCACAGATTATTCGTCAAGCTGAGATTGAACAGGGCATGAAGAACCGTGGCATTCCGGCCCGTGTTCCAATGCCCCCTCGTCGGCCAGTTCAACAAGATCATTATATGCCTAACACGAACCTTACTACGCAAGGTGCGAAAAAGGGCGGCAAGATTCGCGCGAAACATGCTAAGGGCGGCGCTGCACATCCTGATGAGGCTGAAGATAAGGCACTCATTCGCAAGATGGTTAAGCCAGAGGCTCGCACTGGCAAGGCTCATGGCGGCGAAAAGTGGATTCAGGGTGCTATCAAGCACAAGGGTTCGCTGCATCGTGCATTGCATGTTCCAGAGGGCGAAAAGATTCCTGCAAGCAAGCTGAAGAAGGCTGAGCATAGCAAGAATCCGAAGCTTGCAAAGAAGGCTCATCTGGCTGAAACGCTTAAGCGCATGCATCATGCAGATGGCGGCAAGGCTGGTCGCGATTTGTATGTGCGCCAGAACTACCCACATGAAGTTCCGGGTGCTGATGGCGGTCGCACGGCTAAAAAGCGTGGCGGTGGCTTAAGCAAGGGTAAGACGAACGTGAACATTATGATTCACCCGCATAACCCTAACATGGCTATGAACCCACCAATGCCAGTCGGTGCTCCGATTGCGCCTCCTCCGCGCCCCGTGGCAGTGCCTCCTATGGGCGGTATGCCATCAGGTGCGCCAATGGGCGGAATGCCTCCTATGGGCGGCGGAATGCCTCCTATGGGTGCTGCTCGTCCGGGCATGCCTCCAATGGGTCGTAAGGCTGGTGGTCGCGTTGAGAACAGCGATAAGCCAGAGCATATCATTGATAATGCTGCTGGTGGTGGATTGGGCCGTCTTGAGAAAATCAAGGCATACGGTCTGAAATAATTTAGCGAGGCCGTTGTATGTCAAATTCCGCGAACAAGAGCTTTGTCGAGCCGTCAGATGGCACGCAGAACTGGGGTACAATCCTCAATTCTAACTTCACCATCGTTGATAATGCTCTCGGATCGACGACGTCTATCTACTTGTCCAACAGTTCTACGGTAGTACTTACAACGGCCCAATACCAAGACTTGCGTCTGGCATTGTCTGGTACTGTAAACACGGGCAATTCTGCGACGGTTACTATACCATCCGGCATTGGCGGGTTTTGGGTAGTCAGCAATGGCACGAGTGGCGGCGGCACTGTAACTGTTAACAGTGCTGGTGGCGGCTCATCTGTGTCAATGGCACAGGGCAAGAACGCATTTCTGTTTAGCGACGGGTCAAGTGTCTATTTTCTGACATCGCCCAATACTGTAGCCACATCGGATGGTGGCACGGGTCTTTCGACCTTCACGGGTGCTAATAATGCGTTGTATTCAACGTCTGCATCTGCACTGACGGCAGGTACTCTCCCATACTTGGCAGGTGGTACGGGCATTTCTACTACGCCGACTAATGGTCAGATTGATATTGGTAATGGAACGGGCTTCACACGCACAACTATTACGGCGGGTAACGGTGTAACGGTTACTAACGGCGCTGGCTCAATTACGCTTTCGTCTGCTGGTTCTGTTGTAAATTCCCAAATTTTCTCATCATCTGGAACATGGACAGTCCCATCGGGCGTTCAAGCTAATGACCTTGTAATGGTAGAAATCTGGGGTGGTGGCGGCGGCGGTGGTGCATATGGCAGTAGCGGCACTAGTGGTGCAGGCGGTGGCGGTGGTGCATTTTACCAAGGTTGGTTTTTAGCAAGTCAAATTGGTTCTAGCCAATCAATTACAGTAGGTTCTGGTGGGGCGGGAGGGTTTGCCAGCAATGCCGCAACTGCTGGCGGGAGCTCATCTTTTGGTAGCCTTATTACAGTGACTGGTGGCAACGGTGGTATCTCTAACAGCACGGGGGGTGCTTACGGAGGTGCTGGCGGTAGCCTTTCTGGTTACGCTGTTTCTCCTTGGGCTG